CGACATCGCCCTGGACCGTGTAGACGGCGTTAGCCGGGCCGGCGTTGGTCAGGGTGACCGGGGAGGCTCCCACCGAGACGTCGGCGGCGGCGGTGGCGATGTCGGAGGGCGGTGCGTGGACGGTTGCCATGGGCCAAACCTCGGTGTTAGTACCCCGCCGCGGCGAAGGCCGCGAGCACGGCCGTTTTCACAACCTCATGGCCGGCGTCGGTCATGTGCAGGTCGTCGCCCTCGAAGTTGGCGTCGCCCGCGCCCGTCGGGTCGCCCAGCGCCGCCGCCACGTCGATGACGGTGATCCCGGTTTGAACGGCGAGCCAGGCGTTGTAGGCCGCCCGCGTCGTCTCGTCGGCCCCGGTGATGTTGGACCCGGCCGCGGGGATCGTGAACGCGAAGATCGGGTAGCGGGCGGCGGTGAGTTTCGTTTTCAGGGCGTTGAACAACCCCTGGAGCGTCGCCAGGTCGGCGTGATCGACGGCCAGGTCGTTGGTGCCCAGCGCGACGACGTAAGGCTGGGCGGCGTGCCAGTCGTCCCTGACGGTGAACTGCGGCGAGGCCGAGCCCTGCGACAGTTTGTAGCCGACCGTGGAGCTGTTGGTCAGCCCTGACCAGCCCAGCGCCGTCTGCACGCGCAGCGGCCACGGGTTCGCGGTGTTGTTGGGCGAGCCGACGCCGTTGGAGTCGCCCGAAACGACGAGGTATTTCGTGGCCTTGGTGAAGTACTTGGCGGCGAGGTAATTCTCCCACGCCTGCCGCTCGCCCGCCGTCAGCGCCGCGGCCCGCCAGAACAGGATCTCCATCGCGTCTTGCGGCCAGCCGGAGCCGCCGGCCTCGCGCCCCAGGAAGACGCCGGAGCCCCCCGCAAACGTGGTCGCCGGCAGGGCCGCGTCGGCGACGAAGCCGGCCGTGTAGGTCAGCGTCTCCTCCACGAGGTTGCGCCACACCCGGAGCTTCAGGGCGTTGCTCGCCTGGGTGCCGTCGTAGACGGCGGTGGCGAGCTGCCCGCCCGACAGGGAGAGCATGCCGGCCGTCGCGCCGGCGGAGAGCCGCCCGTAATCCCCGTCCGCCGAGTTGAGCGACGCCCGGCCGTCGGAGAGCCAGGCGATCTGGTCCTGGGTCGTGCTGAAGACCGAGCCGCCGGCCGGCGAGGTGTCGCGGCTGCGGAAGGCGATCATCAGCGTGCCCTTGGCGCGTGAGTTGGCCAGCGGCATCGACGAGCCGGTCAGGTTCTGGGTGTCGCTGTAGCGGACGCAGGGCCTGCCCTTGAAGCCGGAGTCGGCCACCGCCGTCGGGGCCGTCGCACCGGGCGTCTGCGAGGGCGAGAACCCCAGCGTCCCGGCGTCCGTCCACACCCCGGTGCCGGCGGAGTAGTTGTCCGCCTTGAGCCACACGTCGGGCGCGGGCGAGGACGGCGGCGTGGCCTGGCCAGCGCCGCCGCCGGGGCCGCCGCCCGTCAACAGGAGCGACGACGTCACGGTCAGACCTCCACGTAGCCGACGAGGATGCCGGTCGCGCTGCCGGCCCCGGTCGTGACGGTGAGCGTCTCGCCGGCGCTGGTCTGGAACCAGCCGAACGGGTTGGCCGGCATCACGACGCCGCCGTTGGCGGCGTTGGCGAGCAGCGGCGAGACGGCGGTGCCGGCCCCCGAGCCCTTGGAGTTGAACGTCAGGTTGGTCGCCGTGCCGCCCGCGATCGCGACCACGAACAGGACGCGCAGGCGCTTGCCTGCGACGGCCGCGAGCGTGCCGCCGCCCTCCATGGTGAGGGTCGCGTCGGTCTGCGACGCGGCGACGTTGGCGAACGCCCGCTTGACCGGCGGCGAGACGTTGGCCACGGCGTCGTGGACGGCGTCGGAGCGCAGGGTTGCGACGCCGCTCATGCGAGCCTCGTGACGGTGAAGGGGTGGATGGACGCCGTGATGCCGTTGGCCGCGAGGAACGCGGCCTTCGCCTCGTCGGGGTTCCCGCCCTCGACGTCGAGGCTCGGGTGGGGGATCTTCGTCGGGCAGGCGAGGGTCACCCGCCAGCGCGGGCGGGCCGCTTCGGCGGGCGGGGCATCCACCAGGCCCGCGACCGCCTCCTGGCCTTGAGTCTTCTTTGCCACAGTCATCTCCGTGGGTGGGTGGGTGGGTGGGTCGCGCGGGGCGACCCACTTACTTACGCGCTGACCTTGGACTTGCCCAAATACCTGGGGTTGATCGTGGTGACGCAGTCCTTGACGGACGCCTTCGCCTGGTGGACGATGTCGCGCTCGAAGTCGGCCTCCGTGCCCTTGCCGCGCTGCTCCGTCAGGATCTCCCAGTTGTAGTAGCGCCGGATGCTCTTCCTCAGGTTGCCCATGAACCAGTCGGTGTCGGTGGCCAGGCGGGCCTTCAGGATCGGCGAGGAGAGGAGTTTGAGGGTGCCGACCACCTTCCCCAGCGCCGGCGGGCCGACGGTGACAGACGCGGTGGAGTCCACGTCGAAGCCGACAGGGGCGGTGCGGTGCTCCACGGTGCTCAAGAGCCGCGCCGCCACGAACGCCTTGTCCGGCGTGACGGCGAGGAAGTTCGGGTACTGGACGATCGGGCGGGAGGTGTACGGGTCGGTGATGGCCACCAGCAACTGCCAGAGCGCGTCGACGCACGTCTCGTCGGTGGTGAGCGGGTTGGACGCCTTGAAGTTGATCCAGCCGCCGGAGGTCTGGTACGTGCTGTACACCGTGCCCTTCCACGTGTACTGGTGGCCGCCGGCGTAGGCCCCCAGCGCCCCGGCGTTCTCGTCGATCATGGCGTCAATCACGCGCTCCTCGACGGAGTAGGCCAGGTCGTAGCCGAGTTCCCCGCAGCGCTCCATGAGGACGCCCGTCCTGTCACCCATCACGCCCTCCTTGGTGATCTCGATGATCCCGCCGTCCTTGACCTTCGCAGGCGCTTCGATGTAGTCCTCGGAGACGCCGTAGCGCGGGTACGGGTCGCCTTCCTTGATCTTGCTGCGCGTCTTGCCGGTGCGGCTGATCCCGGGGATCTTCTCGATGTCCTGGAAGGCCGACTGCTTCGACTCGATCTCCTTGGTGAAGACGAAGTCGGGGTTGTCCATCTTGTCCAGCACTTCGGTGATGATGAGCTGGTTGGTGATGTTCGAGAAGTCCGAGTAGCCGACCACGGCCCCGGCCCCGGCCTCGAGCAACTCGACGCCCCAGCCCGACTTCGGATGGCTCCACGAATCGACGATGGCCTTGCCGTTCTCGATGACGTTCTCGAACAGCTCGCGGATGCTGAAATCGTGGGGCGTCAGTTGCTTCTTCTCGAAGGCCTCGTCGAGGTGCTCCTTGAAGCGCTTGCTGCCCTCGTCGCGGCCGTGCTTCTTGCGGAAGTCCTCGAGCAGGCCCTTGACGTTCTTGCCGGTGATGGCGCGGTTGCCAGCCATGTGGGTTGGTTCCTGTGCGGTGTGAGTGAGCGGCTGGCAGGAGGTGAGGGGCCAGCGGGGGTGGAGGAGGGGTGCGGGGCCGGGCCGGCCTTTACCGGGTCTGGAAGGCCGCGATGTAATCGACGTAGAGCGTCTCGACGGCGGTGATCGCGCCGTTCTTCTGGCCGGCGAAGAGCTGCATCTCGGTGGCCGACGCGATCAGGGCGGTGTGCTTGATCGGCCGGTGCGTGAGGCTGTCCAGCAGGGGCAGCTGATCGACGAAGAACGTGATCTCGATCGACGTGGCGTCCACGGACCTGATCTCGATCGACAGGCGCTGGTAGGCCGTCCCGCCGGCCGTCGTGAGGCTGGTGCTCACGGTCGAGTTCCCGTTGACGCAGGACACGCACTTCCACACCGTCGATCCATCGACCTTGTAGATCGCGAAGGTGTCCCCGCTGACCTTGAGGCCCGCGCCGTCGTCGACGATCGAATTCGCGCCGACCGCGTTTTGCAACCCGAAGGCGACGTTGGCGGTGTTGGTGTTGGCCTCCGTGAACTGGACGAGCGCCTCGGCGTAGATGGTGCGGCCGGCGGCGACCTTGAACACCTCGTTGGCGTACTTGACGTAGCTCTCGTCGTTGTCGGCGACGGTGCCGTCGGAGGGGACGATGGCGAGGATGCCGTTGGCGGCGTCGCCCGCCGACACCGTGCCGGAGTCGGAGGCCACGGTCGCCCAGCCGTGGGCGGTGACGTACCACGTGAAATCGTCGAAGATGGTGACCTGGCTGCGCTCCAGGAGCGCCGTCGGGAAGCGGCCGAGATTCATGGTTCAGGTGCTCCAGAGCGGTGTGGGGTGGGGCGAGGGGCGGGGAGATGTGGGGGCGGGAGGAGGCGGAAGTGGGTCGCCTCAGCGGCTCGCGCCGGTCAGCGCCTTGACGAAGTCGTCGGTGGACTTGACGGGCGGAGTGGTGACGGGGCCGGCCCCGCCGGCCTTCTGGCTACGCGGCTTGTTGGTCGGCGCGGCACCGGGGCGGTCGGCCCAGTCCTCGAGCAGCGCCTTGCGGTCGGCGGCGGGCAGTTTCGCGGCGGCGAGCACGACGGCCTTACCCGGCTGGATCTTCAGCTCCTCGCACAGCGAGCGCACCTCCTCGCGGGCCTCGTACTCGGCGAGGCGGGCCTTGAGGGTGCGGTCGCTCTCCTTCATGGGCTTCTTCTCCGGCGTCTCGCAGGACTCGTCGTCCTCCTCGAGGCCCTCTTCCTCCTCTTCACCCTCACCCTCGGTGCCGGCGAGCTTGGTGTGGGCTTTGAGCAACTGGGCGATCTTCTTGCACGCCTCGGCGACGTCCATGCTGCCGTCCAGCGACTGCCCGGCGATCGCGGCCACGCTGGCCATGAAGCCCCCTTTCAGCGCCTCCTCGTGGTCGCCCTGCTCGGCGTCGGCCGCCGGCGGCGCGGCGTCCTCCGCCATCGGCGTCTCGCCGTCCATGTAGCCGTCTTCCAGCAGCGACTCGACGATCTTGCGGTGGCCGTCCGGGATGGACAGTTCCGCGAGGTATTCGCTCAGCTTCATCGTCACGGTCTGTCCCTCGAACAAGCCTTGAGTGGTTCCGCCCTTGCGGACGAGGTCCACCGAATGGACCTCCAGTATCTCCTCGATCACGTCGGTGCCCGGGCGGGCGGCCCCGTGGGCGTTGTGCGACAGGCAGTAGAGCGACGGATTTCTCTCCGCGGCCTCCAGCAGCTGCTCGCACAGCGGGTGGCTGCCCATGCAATGCAGGTCGCCGTACAGGCCGTCGCGCTCGTAGCGCACGTTCTCCAGCCAGCCGGCCACCGGCTCGTCCGGCTTGCGGGCCTGCCCCGCCTTCCGGGTGTGCCCCGCGTAGACCTGCGCCCCTTCGTAGAGCGGCACGGCGGCTTCCAGGCACTCCTTCGTGTAGCGGCGTTTGCCCCCGCGATTACGGCTGTGCAGGCCGAGGATCTTGACCCCACTGATGACCTTCGTGGCGCGATCAACCTTCCCTTTCGGCAGCTCGGCCGATTCCGTCAGGGCGACGCGCTTGCGGGTTTTGATCACAGCTTGTCCCCCGCCAGTTTGGTCCGCGCCGCCACGCCGCGGCGGCCCTTGATCCGGGCGATCAGCTCGGCCGCCGCCTTCGCCTTGCTGGGCGGCCTGCCGAACGCCAGGCCGGCGGCGTGGGCCGCCTGCCGCACGTCCTCAACGGGCATGGAGGCCAGACGCTGTGAAGCGGCATCAATTTGTGCATCGCTGAGATTCGCCGCGCCACGATACAACTGCTCGAACTCGTCCCTGACCTTCTGCTGGGACGGCGACGGCTCTGGCGGTTGCCAGGGGGCCTTCTTCGCGGCGGGCGGCTTCGCCGGTTTCTTCGCCGACGGGCCCGCCACGCTGGGCAGGCGCTGCTGGCCCCTGCCGCCGGCCGTCGGACCCTCGTGCGGCACCTTCATCGAGCCGTGCAGGGCGTCCATTGTGACGCCCTTCGCCGCGGCCTCGGCGCGCTTCTGCTCGGGCGTCCCGGCGTCGCGCTGCATGTTGGAGCGCAGGACGACGTTGAACTTGTCGGCCAGGACGGCCCGCACGGCCTCGGCGGTGGCCTTGGCGGGCGTAAAACCCTTCATACCCCAGGCGTCCATCATGGCGGCGCGGCTCTCGGGCGTGCTGCCGTCCAGCAGGCGGGAGGCCAGGTGCTTGGCGGCCTCGCCCGCCTCGTGGTGGCCGGCGGACATGAGCAGCGCCAGCGGGCCGATCGCCGCGCGGGCGGCCACCGCCTTCTCGGCCGGGCCGGCTGCCGCATCGACGGACGCGATGCCCGTCGGGGAGGCGGGCGCGGCGGGAGCGGTTGCCGGATTGGCGGCTGATGGGCTCTCCGACTCCTGCCCGGCGTTAGGCCCCGCGCTGACGGCGTTGAAAGACCGCCCCCCGACGCGGACGTACTCCTGGCCGGGCCGCTCTTGCGCATGGTCCGCGTGCAACGTCACCTGTCCGGCGTCCGCCATCGCCGCCAATGTGCGGGACAGGGCCTCGCCCTCCAGCCCCGTGGCCGCCTTCATCTCGCCCGCCGTCATGGGGAAGCCGGACGCCAGCGCCCTGGCGATGGACTTCTCCGCGTGGGCGGGAGCAGATGCTGGTGATGGTGCCGGCTTCTGCTCCGCCGCCTTCGGCTGCTCCTTCCCCCCATCACCCCCGACGACCTGCATGACCGCGCTGACCAGCTCGGCCCGCAGCAGTTTGGGGGCCGTCTTGCCGTGCTTGCTGGCCAGGTCGCGGATCTGCTTGACCGTGAGGATGCTGAGGTGGTCGAGCAGGTCCTTCGGCGAGCCCTTCCCGGCCAGGGCATCGCCTACCACCTTCTGGGCCGCCCCGACGGCCTCGCTGGAGCCCTTCGCGATGAACTTGCCGCCCTTGCCGCGCGGGTGGCTCGCCTCGTCCCAGCCCTCCGTCAGGCCGCCGGCCAGGTCCTTCAGGATGCCCAGCGCCTTCGCCCCATACAGGCCGTAGAAGAGATCGGCCACGGCCTGGGCGTCGAACTCCTCGCCGTCGCCGTCCGTCTCCAGGCCCTCCTGCACGGGCTCCGCCGCCCCGTCCTCCTTGCCGCCCTTGGTGCCCGCAGGGGGCGGCTTGCCCTCCTGGCCTTGCTGCTGGACGGGCTGCGGGTGCAACTTCTGCCACTCCGCGTTGTCGCGTGATATCTCGCCCCAATCGTTGCCGGCCTGCTGGCAGATCTTCTGGCGGGAGGTGGTGCCCATCCCCAGGTGGATCTGCGCCTCCTGGGCCTCCTTGAGCGAGTCTCTGACTTGCAGGCTGGGCGGCTCGACGGTGATGGTGATGAGCGCCTTCACCTCCTCCCAGGACCAGACGCGGCCGTTGACCCTCAGCTTCCTCCTGTCGCACTTCGCCTTGAGGGCCGACTCGTACACCGCGAGGAAGCGGGGGGAGTAGTATTGCTGCGAGCGGCTGCAGCGGCGGGAGAAGGGCGCTTCGGCGACCAGGGCCGATGCGAAGTTGTTGTTGGAGTCGTCGCCGCTGATGAACCCTTCAGGCGTGCCCCACTTGCGGCCAGCGCCGCGGAGGACCGCTTGCAGCACGGCGACGGCCGCCTGGGCGTTGGCCATGAAGGGCGGCGCTACATAGTTGACATTCTCCGGGATGTCCTCGATCCGGCCCGGCGTGTAGCGGGACTCACTCCGCATCTGGCCCGACGCGGCGTCGCGGCGCTGCCGGTCGGCACTCCCGCTGACGAACTCGCTGACCTCGTTGGCCCCGCTGCCGGTGTGCTGGCGGACCATGGCGATGGCCGCCTGGATGGCTGTCCCTTCCGACGTGTTCTCCAGCAACCTCGTCCCGGACTTGAACAGGTCGTAGGTGCCGAAGCTGAGGTCGGTCAGGCCACGCTTCACGTCGCCATCGACGTTGACCTTGAACATCAGCATCTCGTCGCCGGGGACGTACTCGGCGTCGGCGTTGTTGCCGTCGTAGGCGACGTGGTAGCCCTCAACGGTCTGCGTGTCCTCCTCGTCCGTCTCGATGCCGTAGGACTGCGTCTCCAGGTCCAGGTCCACGGGCTCGACGACGTACTCGCCGCCCACCACGCGGGCGACCATCATCCCGTCGTTCTGGACGAACCCACGCACGAAGCAATCGCCGTCGCGCTGGGTCTTGACGAACAGTTCCTGCTGCTTCGTGCCGAATTCGTTGTGCTTCTCGAACTCGTCGATGACCTCCTGGCACGCCGCGACGAGGCTGGCGGGGGCGTTACGGCCGGGCTTTTCCGCGGCCTTCGGCTTGTGCCCGGTGTTGACGACGTAGGAGCAAATGCCGTCCAGGGCACCTGACACCGTCGGGCTCATCGTGTACAGCACCCTTGCCGCCGCCCGCAGTCTCGCATGCTCCTGCCAGGACCTCCAGAACGGCCAGAACGCCCCGTAGCGCCTGTCAGCCGCCGTGCTGATCAGATACCCTTCGGCCCAGCCGTCCGCCGAACCCAGCCGGCCGAGGATGTCCGAATAGGGATCCAGCCATTCCCAGGCCTCGGCCGACTCGCGTAAGGCCACGCGCCGTTTGAGTCCTTCGAGCGACCTTAGGCGCAACTCCTCCTCCAGCAGCCGGCGCTTGGCGCGCGCGGCCCGGAGCTGGGTGAGGTCGGTGCAGTGGACGGCGGCCTCGGGGTTCATGCGACCAGCAGCGCCAGGAGGTGAAGGAACAGGGCGAGGCAGAGGGCGAGGGCCAGCAGGCGCAGGAGGGTGCCGAGGTGCGAGCCGGGGTTCATCGGATTGCGGCGAGGGCGAAATGCTCGCTGTCCTGCGTGCAGACCATGGGGGTGTAACCGTCCGGGCACTCGCGGCCGCGCCGCTCCAGCAGGGGGCGGATCCAGCCGTGATAGTCCTCTTCGCTGCGGATCGGGCCGCTCTGGCCGACGAAGATCGTCACCCGGAAGTTGCCACGCTTCTGCCAGTGCAGCTGCATCAACTGGGCTTCGGGATCGCACGTCATCTCGGCTTGCCCTCCCTCGCCAGCTCGACCGCCGCGCGACGTCCTTGCTCAAGCGCGTCCGGCCCATCATCGTTCGCGGCGTTGGGAAACTGCCGCATCTGCTCCAGCAGCTTGTGGGTGCCGGGCGAGCGCGCCCGGAACCGCAGCTTGCGTTGCGTCAGCGGCACCGTGAGCCGGCGGATGCGGACCACCTTGTTCACGCTGTTGTCCAGGCCCTTCACCAGGACCTCGACGCCCGCCTTCTCGAGGGCGGCCAGGAGGGGCACCCTCATCAGCTCCTGAAACCCGTTGGTTTCGAGGACCAACAAATCAGGGCGGAACTCGGCGCAAATCGCGGCGGCGTCCTCGCAGATCCGATCGGTGGGCCGCCTAGCCATGTCGCACTCGACGTACTCGATCCCGCTGGAGGCCCTGCCGTACTTCACGATCGCCGAGTAGTCGCCGTGCTTCGCGTCCTTGCCCTTGCTGGGGTCGATGCTGACGACCCGCAGTTCCAGCCGTTCGGGCCACTTGTCGAACATCAGGCCCGGCCAGTCCAGCAACTCCGGGGGCCACTCGCAGGAGGCGGGGTCAACCGGGTCGTTCTGCTTCTCGCTCTCGAAGGCCGCGTGGCCGTCCGAGGCCCGCTTCAGCATCAGGTCGTAGAGCGGCTCGCGCTGGGGCCAGAGGACCTCAGCCCCCCGCGTCATCGCCGCTTCGTTGGCCTTGAAGTAGGCGAGGGCGTCCGCGCTCGCGCCCGGGTTGTCCCAGTCGTTGAGCGTCAGTTCCCACTCGCGCCAGAGGTCCATCCGCGCGGGCCATGAGGCGATGGACTTCCAGACCTTCGACTCCCACACAGCGGAAAGCTGGAGCCGGTTGACGATCCCCTCCGGGTTCAGGGCCGTCCCAAGGACGATGAAGTTCGTTAGCGGACTTCCAACGTGCATGAGGTCGCGCGTCAGCCAGTCCCATGACCTCGCCCTCCTGACCTCTGACACCATGTGGTCGCGGTTCTGGGGATCATCCACGATGACGAGCGACGGCCGGTGCTGGCGGTTCTTACGGCCCCGGACCTTCGCGCCCGTGCCGAGGGCGTCGATGCGGACGCCGTTGCCCAGGACGATCGAACGCTGGCGACTGGACAGGAGCCGGCACGCCCGGGGGTACGCGGCCTTGAGCGACCCATTCTCCTCAACCTCCCGACGGATCGCGACCAGGAACTGTTCGGCCTGGTCGTTGGTGTCGCTGGTCAGGAGGATGTACGGCTCGAAGCCCTCCAGCCCGGCATACAGCGGGTACGCCTGCGTGCTCCACACCGACTTGCCGCCGCCACGCGGGGCCAGGACGTTGAGGCGGGTGGAGCGTTCGAGCCGCAGCCGATCCAAACGGGCGTGAAGCCAGACGTGAAACGGGGACGGGGCGAGGGTGAAATAGTGCGGCAGGTGGCGGGCGGACCAGTCCGCGAACGGCGGGGGCGTGCCGCGCTTGGGGTCCGGCATGGCCGCCTCATGGTGGCGGCGGAGGCGCTCCAGGTGCCGGCGGTTCTCCCTGATCACCTGGGCCATTGCCGCCACGCTCGAGGTCCTCCATCCGCCGCTTCAACTCGTCCAGCTCGTCGCGGGCGTCCAGGGCGTCGGCAAGGCGAGCCGCGTGGGCCAGGATCTTGTCGGCCGCCGCTATCCGGACCGCGGAGGGCTTGCGGCCCTCCATCTCCTTCACGAGCCGATCGGCGGCGGCGACGCAACTGCGTGATAGCTTGGCGGTTGCGTGTCTCAGGCTTTCGTCGCCGGCCTCCCTCAGCGCCTGCCTGAACTCTCTCAGTTTCAACCACCGGTGCATGGTGGCGGAGGGCACCTTGGCCTTCTTCGCCGCCGCCTCCTTGGACTTCTCCGTGAGCAAGGCCTCGACGAGCGCGACTTGCTTCGGCGTCAGGTCCATGGAGGGTCATCAGGCGGGTTGCGGCTTCAGGCCGGCGGGCAGGCGCAGCAGGCCCAGCAGTCGCTTGAACGCCGAACGGGCCTCGCTCCGCGTGCGGGCAGTCACCCTGTCAGCGTGGCCGTCGAGCGACCACGGGCGGCCGGGGTTCCTATCGTCGCCGCGGCTGACGGCCACCAGGGCGTCACGCTTCTCGCGGCGGGTGGGCGGGACGTGGGGCGTGGCGGGCGCGAACAGGCGGAGGAAGAAGTTGCGCATCAGTGGCAGACCATCCGGTACGCGGCGGCGAGCGCCAGGGCGAGGGCGGAGAGGGAGAGGCCGGTGAGCAGAACGAAGATGCCCACGCAGACCGGGCACAAGGAGGGGTCAGGGTCAGCCCTGGTCGCGTCGCGGTCGTAGTCCACCGTCTCTTCGTCCACGGGGGTTTACCTCTGGCACGGCGGGTGCATGGGAGTGGACCGCTTGACCCACGGCCCTGGAGACTGGGGCATCCCGGGCGAAGTCAGGTAGGGGCGCGGCTGAACCAGGGGCCGTCGGTGACCGTCTGGCCTTCCGCCGCCCCCGATCGTCGCGGCCCGTCTCCGTAGGATCCGCGAGACTGCGGAGCACCTGGCTGGAGAGGTGAGTTGGTGCGGGGGTGGCCGGCCCGTCGGCCGGAGGCACGCGACAGAGGTGGGGACCTCGGATGACGGCGTCAGGGCCGTCACCATTACACTGGTTCAGAGGCGGCTCCGGATTTCAGCCGGGAGGCAAATTCCCGCCGCGGGGAAG